GAACTAGGTGGTCTTTTGTTTGTGTATTTAAAAGGTGTATCATATCTTTTCTTTGTACCACTAACTCCCTGGTCTTGATAACTTCCGTATTCTTCCATTATGAATTGAAGTATAAAACCTGTATTGTCAGAAAGTAAATTGTAGTCCAATGATTCATAGAGTTTCTTACTTACGTTTTTATTACCTCTAGTCAGATTTGCTCTTGATTGTTTTATCACATACTTTGCAAAATCATTCAATACCTTTTTCGTTTCTTGTAATTCCATCAGCAAATACTTATATCGTTTTCTATTAGTATGTCCATAGTACAAGCCCACCCACCTAATCTATTTTCAAACCTTTCATAAAATGGCTCACATACTGGATCGCCAGATAACTGGTATTTTGATGTATACAAAGATCCTCTACGAAGTAAGTGTATTATTTTGTTTATGACTGCAAGTTGAGTATTGAGTACATCTTGTTCGTTATCATTACCTACAAAAACATCTGTTGTTTCATCTTTGTATTCATTGACAACATCCATAGCCATCAATGTTATGTTAAATACTAGAGCTTGTTCTTGTGCCGTAACTGTGTTTACAATAATATGTGAAAGAGGGAATATGGTTTGTTTGGATAAATCTATTTCTGTTATATCTCCAGTTGTTACTGTATTGACATTTGGATCAAGCAACAAATTTGTTTTGATTGTATCTGTCAGTTGGTAAAAACCTCTTATTCCTTGGTTACTCATTTATATTTTCTTTTTAATTCTCTTGCTTCTAATTCGTTTTTCTCTTTCATAAAGGTTAGCATCAACAAACATTCGTGTAAACCTAGTTTAGTGATATTTTCAACTCTTGTAATATCGTATTGACAGAGGAAGTAAATTTGTCCAATCCATCCATATTTTCCATTAAAGTTTCCAACTGCCGAGACGGCATCTGCTTCTTGTCCTGAAAATAAGACATCATAACTCTCGATAAGTCTATCCCTAAACGATAAAAAAAAAGCATACTACCGAACACCACATCAAGTGGCATATCTTTCATCAGCTCTTGTCCTTCTCCAGAATATTTTTGTATAGTGTATTTACCACTAAATGATGTATCTATTGGTCTGTATAGAACTGCCATAGCTTTGTGCATATCATCCCAACTTGAAATGTATGTATCTAGATCAACATACTCCCCCAAGCTCATATCATCAAGGTTCGGTATGAAACCATACTCTACTCCATTCATCATAAATCTTTGTTTGAGTTTTGGTTTCTTGTTGAACAGATCGCCAAGTATGTTTGTAACTTTTGTTACATCCCTTAATTTCATTCTAAAAGAATCTTTATGTGGTATGCCACAAAATATCTCAATCATTTTAGTTGCTAGAAAGCTCTCATCTTTATTTTCTTCTTGGATCTTGTAATACTTTTGATACTGTGAAAGTCTTATCTCTGAAAGTTCTGTAGGGACAATTAATTTAATCTTCATATATATATATCGAAATTAAATATCAATTTTAGACAAAAAAAAAGGAGGGCGATTAAACCCTCCTCAAACAACTAACTAAAAATTAAAAATCTACTTCATCTTCTCGCTATACGGACTTTTTGGAAAGTCCTTACTTAATATAAATTTAAAATAAATTTCTTTACTTACAAATTTTCTTGTTAGTGGATGTAGATATTTTTTTTTCATTTCTTTTAATAAAATTTTACAACAGGGGAATATTTGCCTTTATAATAACCTTTTTCAAATTTGAATCTCCAACCATTGTATTTAAAAGTATATGTTCTATATAAATCGTATATATCTGAATACAAAACCATTTTTTTATTAGCTTTGTCGAAATCTTTTACTATCCAATCTTTTACAAAAGATGTTGAATTAGATTTTAATTTTGTGTTGATTTTATAAGCTTCCATTTGTTTATTTTTTTATCAATCTGTCAAGTCGAAAAATTCATCCATACTTCTACATTGAAAGAATAAATCTATTTCATCCCATCCATAAAAACTTATTCCATTTATTGAAATAGCATCTGCATATGTATTATGTTCTTTACAATAGGTGTAGAAATCTTTTTTATTGTTAAATTCAATTACAACCTCTGATGAGATTGGATCTTTATATATTGTTGCTTTTTTAATTTTCATAGTTTTGTTTTTAATTATACTCAAATATAATACTTTTTTATTAATTGACAAAATATAATAACTTTTTTTTACAAACCACAGTATCCACTATCACAATCATTAAAATCATCATCAAATAATTCTACTTGTGTATTCCAGTTTTTTATTTCTTTATATCTAACACCATTGATCCAACCATCCCTTTTGTCTCTATTTAATTCTTGTTTCTCAAACCAATTCATTTTGTTTGGATGTTTCTGGTACATTTTCTTTAACAATAATTTGTTGCGATGAAAACAACCAACACAATTATTTAAGTATGCGAATCTTACCGTTTTGTCTTTCCAATACTGTTCTATGTTGTCTTTATATACTCGATCTGTTATCAAAGGGAATGTTGGTTTTTCCCACTCTATCATACCCCATTTGTTTCTGGATCCTCTTTTTCCAACAATAGTTTTTTGTTCTAACAATCCGTTATGGTTAGTTTTTTCAAGCATTCTTTTTGCTCTAGCTTGTTCGTTTGCTCTAAAACCTATTCTAAATTCAGCAGGTTCATTTATTGTTCTTTGCCACCATTTAAATATAGGTATCAACTTCATATTAGTAGTGCAGTATCTATGTAGTTTGTTTGGCAACCATCCACCTTTTGTTTTTACAACTTGGTCAAAAGAAATACCTGTTACCCAATCAATCTTTTTACCTATATATTGTTCTAAGTCTAATATTGTATAAATAATTACATCTTCTTCAAGTGTACCTATAAACTCAACACCAAGTCTATCTGATACAATTTGTCTAATTTTTTCATCTTTAAATTTGCAACTAGTGTCATCTGTTCTAACTAGAGAAAAAACATTATAATCTGAGGGATAATGTGCTGCTATATATGCACTTGTTTTACCACCACTAATACTATTAACTGTTTTCATCTTATTGCATATTTACCACGATTGGGATTCTCAAGTTGCATCATTAAAGCATAACGAGCTGCGTCAATACAATCAGGATGTATGCCAGTAGGTTTCTGAATATTGTTACCCTCTTTGTCTTTATCCCATACGTATCCTTGTAGTTCTCTTATGAGATTCTTAGATGTTGATGTTATGTATATTTCGTTTTGGTTTATTAGGTTGATACCATATATTACAGAATCTCTACCCTTTGTTACAGGGAATATTTTATGCCCATAGCTTCTAATCTCACTAATTGATTTAGGTTCTGCACTATCGGCATATATATTTTCGTTGATTTGTTTGTCTTTTAAAAAATGACTGATGTCTCTATTTAACATACCTTTTCTATAAAGTAGTTCATCAAATATGTAGGCATTGTTCCATTTGTATAGTCTTATGAATGTAGATGGATCAACAGAATATCCAAAGTCAAGACCTGCACAAAGAAGTCTTGCATCACCTGGTATATTATCAATTGACTTCCAATCTGGAATACAAGCACCCTCTAAACTTCCTATCTCTCCCAATCCATACACCTTCCACCAATTTGCCCAGTATGTAGATGTCTTTGATTTTACTTTTGCTTTCTCTATTTCTTTTACAATCGTATCTGACAAGCTCTCGTTGTCTTTGTAAGTAAGTGTAACAAAGTCTGTATCTTCTTGTCCTATCAATTCTTTATCTACCCAGAATAGATTTGTAGGATTATAGTCAAGCCATATATCTCCAGAAGTTCTTACTGCTAGTTGTTGGTAGCTTTCAAAGTCTATATTGTTGCACTCATTCAAAAATAGGTCTGTTCTCCTTGCACCTCTTAACTTGTCAGGTTGATCTG